CTCCTCTCGCCGGTCCTGACTACCGTCCGGCTGCCGTGCAGTCGCCATGACCACAAGCTAACCCGCCGCGCCTGGATTGTCAATGGATAAAGTGCAATCATGATAAATATCATGCGGTCCCATGATCATTGCGGCCTTGCAGCGCGCGCGCCAGTGTGGTATGGCTACTAGCATGATGTTTGAGGATGGGGCTGCGACGAAAACCGCGAAAAACCGTGAAAAACCGCGACTATCCGAGCGTCCGCAGAACAAACACCTTAGGCGCACAGCTGGCCCGGGGCGGCCGAAAGGCACGCCGAATAGGGTCACCCGAGAAGTCCGCGAGGTGGCCCTGAATCTCGTCACGAATCTGCAATATCTGGCCGGCGTGCGTAAGCGCCTCGCGTCAGGCCGGGCGGGGACGTTGGAAACCGTGATCTGGTACTACGCCTACGGCAAGCCCCGCGAGACCGTCGATCTCAACATTAATCCGCGGAAATTGCTGGCTGAGTTCCTGGGCATCGCCGAGGACGAACTGCCAGGAGCCGGATGCTAGGCGTCGAGGATGCGGTGCGCCTGGTGCTGGCCCTGCCGGCCGAAGCGCAGGCCATCGCGGCGCCGTTGGTGGCGCAGGTGTATCGCGACGCGATGCGACGTGGAGTGCAACCATCGATCATCGACGTAATGATATTGCCGCAACACCTCGGCGGCTGGTTCGGCGGCGGCGACTGGACTGCGTGGCGTGTATTTCTCACCGCGCTGTTTGGTTTACCGCTCGACGATACATTACAGCATGGTATATTACAGCATGATACATCGCAGTATGGTATATTTGTGCGCCACACCGGTCGTACGATAGTGCCGACCTCGCCGGCGCGCGAGGCGTGGATGGTGGTTGGCCGCAGGGGCGGCAAAAGCCGGATTGCGGCGCTGATCGCGGTGTACCTGGCCTGCTATCGGGACTACTCGTGTCACCTGGCGCAAGGGGAATATGGGACGATTCCGATTATCGCGGCGGATCGTGGCGAGGCCCGGACTGTGATGCGATATGTGCGGGGATTCCTGGGTGCGCCGGCGCTCCGGGGCCGCGTCGTGCGTCAGCTCACCGAGTCTGTCGAGCTCCAGGGCCGCCTGCAGATCGAGGTGCACACCGCCGGCTTCCGCGCGGTCCGCGGCTACACCATCGTCGCGGCCATCTGCGATGAGATTGCCTTCTGGGCTGGTGCTGATGCCGCCAGCCCGGATCGCGAGGTGCTGGCAGCGCTGCGCCCTGGCATGGCGTCGATACCGGGTGCGCTACTGATTGGTCTGAGCTCGCCCTACGCGCGCGCTGGCGTGCTATGGGAGCAGTACCACGCGCACTACGGTCACGATGATGATCCCGTGCTCGTTTGGCAGGCCTCGACGCGCGACATGAACCCGAGCATCGACCAAGCGCTGATTGACGCGGCATACCGCGACGATCCTGACGCGGCGGCGGCGGAGTACGGCGGTGAGTTTCGGCGCGACGTGGAGAGCTTCGTCAGCGCCGAGGCTGTAGCTGACGCGACGATAGAGGGCCGCGCTGCTTTGGCGCCACGCTCCGGGGTGCGGTACGTGGCGTTCGTCGATCCGTCTGGCGGCGCTATTGACTCGATGACGTTGGGCATCGCGCATGCGGAGGGGCCACGAGCCGTGTTGGATGCGTTAATGGAGGTGCGTCCGCCATTCTCACCGGCCGCAGTGGTGGCTGACTTCGTCGGGTTGCTGCGCCAGTACCACATCGACCGGGTAGTCGGCGACCGGTACGGTGGGGAGTGGCCGCGCGAGCGCTTCCGCGATCTAGGCATCCAGTATGAGCTATCCGAGCTGGTCAAGTCTGATATTTATCTAGCTTGCTTGTCGCGACTAAACAGTAGGCAAGTGGAGTTACTGGACAACCATCAGCTATTGTTACAGCTACGCCAGTTGGAGCGGCGCCGAGGCCGGAGCGGGAAGGACATCGTCGATCATCCGCCAAAGGGTCATGACGACGTGATCAACGCAGCTGCCGGCGCGCTGGTGTTGTGCGTGGCGGATGAAGGTGGCGCGTACAGCGTGTCGCCGCTCATCATGTAGAGGAGGAGATGCAATGCCAGTTGACAGCAAGCACGAATCAGTGATCTGCTGTGAGCCACAATGGCGCGCGGTGCGCGATGTGCTGGCGGGGCCGGCCGTGATCAAGTCGGAGGAGCGGCGCAAGGTCTATCTGCCGCGCCTGCCTGGCCACCGCATCGTGACAATCCCGGGCGTGGGCGTCATCGACGAGTACCTGCTCTATTTGGACCGTGCTGTGATCCTCAGCGGCTTTGCCGAGCGGGTGCTGGGCGGGCTGGCGGGCATGGCGATGCGCAAGCCGCCGACGGCGGAAGTGCCAACGGCCATGGAAACGGACCTTGAAAATATCACGCTCGACGGGACCACGCTGGCCGGGTTTGCCAAAGACGTGTTGGTGGAGGATCTCAGCACGAGCTGGGGTGGTGTGATGGTGGACTGGTCTGAGCGCTGGCAGCGGCCATATCAGCGCCTATACTGTGCCGAGTCGGTGTTCGATTGGCGCATCGGATATCTTGGTGGCCAGCCCGTACCGACACAGGTCCGGCTGCTGGAGCCAGTGGCAATGCCGGACTCTGAGGATGAGTGGAAAGAGAAGGCCGAAAAACAGATCCGGGTGTTGCAGCTGGTGCCGGACGCGGAGATGACTGCGGCATCGCCGGACGAGTACCCGTTCGGGCGGTTGGTGCATCGTCTTTTTCGGCTGATCAAAGACAAGTCAGGCAAAGAGAGTTGGACGGAGATCGTCGGGACCGTAGAGACGAGCCCGGGACAGGTTGTCACCTACCCGTTCACGCCAGTGCGCCGCGAGAGGTCGTTGGGTTTCATCCCGTTCCAGCCGTTCAATGCGTTGAATGCGCTGTGGCAGTGCGGCCGGCCGGCCCTGCTCAATCTCATCAACATGATTTTAGCCTGCTACAAAAACAGCGCCGACTACGAAAACTCAATCCACTGTGCTGGTGTGCCTACGCTGTCAGTGTGGGGCATCAAGCGTCCGCAGGCTGGTTCACCACAGTCAATGGGCCAAATCGAGATTGGGCCGGGGCGTTTGATCTCCGGCGAGGACCCTGCAGGCCATGCGGAGTATGTCCAGACCGAGGGCAAGGGCGCAGCGGAACTCAAAGAGGCGATAGCCGACAAAAAAGCGGAGATGGCGACGATGGCGGCGCGGCTATTGCTGTCGCGCGACCGGCGCGTGGCTGAGACAGCTGAGGCGCAAGAGATCGGATTCTCCGCTGACGATGCCTCGCTAACTACGGTAGCCGATGCCGTGGAGCAGGCGCTGACCAACTCGTGCGCATGGCATGCGTGGTGGGGCGGCAGCTATGCGACTGTCGATGAGGCGGCCGAGGATGTATCGATCAAACTCAATCGTGAATTCTTGAAGCAGACCATCGGCGCCGACGAGCTTAACCGGCTTGGGTTGGAGGTAGAGGCCGGGCGGCTACCGCTGCAGGATTACTTCATCGCCGGGCAGCGCGGCGGGCAGATTAGGCCTGACTTGTCATTCGAGGATTACCGCAAGGAACTGGCCAAACGGCAAGCGGAAATGAGCAGCATGAATGGCGATGGCTTCGGTGCCGAGATCCAGGATACTATGATGGCGATGAAGAAGGCGAAGCAGAGCGGCGATCCGGCAATGATGAAGGCGGCGCTAGCGCAGTTGGACAGCATGATGTCGGATGGCTAACGTCTTTATCAGCCCGCGTGATTTCTGGAAATTGTTGCACAAGATCGCTGACCGCCACCTGGGGCCAGCAGAGCTTGCCTTCCTGCGCGCTATCAATGTCACGGTTGATGAGATCGACCAAGCGATGTTGCTGTCGGGGTTGGCGGCGCGCAACGTCGATTTGGTGTTTCTGGCGATTAACCTTGGCGGCCAATTGGAGCCGGCGATCCGCGAGGACTTCGCGCGCATCCTGGGCGCTACGTTCCGCGAGGCCGGCGTTGCGACCTCGACGTTGGAGGCTACCGGCACGCTGCGCTTCGATTTGACTAACCCCGAGGCCATCCGCTGGGCGCAGCGCGAAGCGGGCGCGCTGGTGCAGCAGGTGAGTTTGTCCGTGCGACAGTCGGTGCGCGATACCGTGTTTCGCGGGTTCAACGAGGGTCGGACCCCGACGTGGATGGCGAAGGAAATTCGTCAAGTCATTGGGCTGACGCGGAAGCAGACGCAGGCAGTGCACAACTTTGAGCGGCTGTTGCGTGAGGGCAAGGCGGAGGTGCTGACGCGGGCGCTGCGAGATCATCGTTTCGACCCGACGATCAGCAAGGCCATCGAATCGGGCGAGGGACTGACCGAGGCGCAGATTGACCGCATGACGAAGCGATATGCGGAGCGGATGTTGCGGTATCGCGCCGACATGATCGCGGCAAACGAAACCATCAAGGCCTCGTCGGCCGGGCAGGATGAACTCTGGCGGCAGGCGGTGGCGGAAGGCTACCTGGACAAGGGGCGGACGCGCGAGATTTGGATCCCGACCCCGGATGAAAAAACATGTTCGATCTGTCTCGCCATTCCCCGCATGAACCCCGATGGCGTGCTGCTGGGCGGAATGTTCCAGTCACCCGTCGGGCCAGTGCGACGGCCGGGTGATCCCCACGTGCGTTGTCGTTGCGGAAAGTCGCTCCTCGTGGATCAAGGCCGCGGCTTTCAGGTGCCACCGTTCGTGCGGCAGATGGCGGAGGCGGCATGATGTTCGACACCACGATGAGATTCCGCGAAACGCTTAACGCCTTGCGTGATTGTTGGGACCACTTTAGCGATTACGTGAGTGATGAAGACGAGCATTTGGCACGTAGGAAACTTGCGGAGTTGTGCCGGGACATCGCGGCCAAGTGGGATTGGGATTGACGGAGAAGAGATGGGAAGATCGGAAATGTTGACACTGGGGGCATGTATTATTGGTGCCGTGTTGTTTAGTGTTGTTGCTCTGTGTGTGTTCATCATTTGCCAAATGCTCATCTTCATCATCCGGACAGGCGGCATCTTTTTCGGATGCAGGGCAACGGATTCTATGCCCTACCGGGCGGGCAGCATGAAGATTGACGACATGCGCCGTGAGAACCGAGCACCTATTGAAACACCATGGAGCCTTGAAGCTAGACAGCTATGCAGCGTCATGGAGTGGCTCAGGGTGCGCACCCATTGCGTGCTTGTGGCGGGCCATGAGGGCCACCATCTTGGCCCAGACGAGAGTCGGTGGAAATGACTGACCAAGAGCGAGTCCGCACCTGGGGCGAAATTGCCCTGATCCTCGGTGTTTCGGTCAGCACCGCGCAGCGATACCATGCCCTTGCGGGGCTGCCGGTGCGCAAGGGCGGTGGCCGTACTTCGTTTGTGGTCGCCTACCGCTCTGAGCTGGCAGCATGGCTTAGGGAATACGAAAAACCACTGCGCCGCCTCGGCTGATAGAAAGTGAACAGAAAAAAGGCGGAATCGGCGCGGCGACAGATTTTTCGGGCTCGATGCTTCCTGAACTTCTTTCTCTTCCCCTATCTTCCATCTTCACTCTTACCTTCAGCAGGGTTTGGAGAGGTTCGCCAGGCAGAGCACGAGCACCCCCGTGAGGAAATTCCCTCCGAGGTGCTGTGCTCACTTCAGCAGGTATGTGGAGCCGGCCCCGCTTCAGCACTCGCTCATGACGTGACGCAGCCGAGCGAGAATGGTCTACTTTCGACGGTGCGCACCCGCCGCCACCAACCCCTCACCACTTGCACCAGGGTTGCCGCTGTTAGGTGGACCCCCACGGTAGCGGCAGAATCCGCGCTGACGCCGCCGGTTGTAGTCCCGACCATCAGCACGGCGCGGTGTCCTGAAAACGCCAAAGCCGCGACCGTGGATGCTCTCAGCGAGGGCTTGACGTTAGAAGACGCGAATTGACTCTTGGTCCCTGCCTGCTGGCCCTTCCCCTACCTCTCCATATCGTGCCACGATCACCTCGCAATGCGATGCGCTAACCGAAAGGTCACGCCATGACTCCTGACTGGAAGGCGATTACCGACGAGGCAGATTCTGAGTACAACGCCACGCTGCGCTATGACGCGCCGTGGTACGGTAACGAGCAGCTGCCCCAGATCGGTGTTGGCCCTGAGGGTCGTACCGACGGTGTGAAGTACTGGACATTCACCAACTCGACGAACGCGCCGACCGGGAAGTTCCCGGGTGCTCGGCGCTACCTCGCGACGCCCGTATAAAACCATATGCTAAAAGCCAAATACGACTCCGAGGCCGAAATTCCCGCCGCGGTGAAAGAGCATTACGCCGAGCGCGATGGCGCCTGGCATCTTGTGCTGGATACCGCCGACAACGGCAACGCCGATGTAGAGAAACTGCAACGTGCGCTAGATTCTGAGCGGCGCGGCCGTGCCGATGCGGTAAAAAAGGCCGCACAGGAGCGCGAGGCGTTGGAGCAGGAGCTGGCAACGTTGCGAGCGAAGGTGAAGCCTGACGACGGGGCTGCGAACCCAGCGCTCGAACAGATGAAGACGCAAATCAAGGCGCTTCAGGATGCGCTCAAGACCGCCGACGAGAAAGCCGCCACCGCCGAGCGCGAATCGGCAGAAGGTCGATTCCTCGACGAGGTGCGCCGCGAGGCTGCCCCGTTCGTGCTGGACAGCCCGGGCGTGTTGGACGATTTCATCGAGCGGCGGGTACGCATTCACATCAAACGCGACGAAAACGGGGAGTTCATCTTCGTCAATGGCAAGGACCCGCGCTACTCGCTGAAGAACCCTGGGCAACTCATGCCCGCGAAAGAGTTCATTGCCGAGGTCGCTATCAAAGCCCCGGAGGCCGCGTACCAACTACGACCGAGCCGAGGTGCTGGCGTGACGGGCAATAATGGCACCCGCACTGGGGCCAGCCCGTTCGCGGTACGGCGTGGCGCGCCACACGATGAATATATGAGCGTGAAACAAGCAGCGGAAAAAGCAGGGCAACAGGTGGGCCTCATCCCAGACTGAAAACATTTCAACCCTGCGTGTGCCGGTGATCGGGCACGCGCCCCCGCCCTTCCGGTGATCGGTGGTCGAGGGTCAGCCTAAGCAACTTTAGGAGACTTTTCGATGCCTAACACACTGACCGCCGGCCTCTGGTACGACCCATATATCTACGCCAACGAAATGTTGGACTATCTCAAGCGCAACCTGGGAATGGCGCAGCGGGTGCACCGTGGATTCGACAAGGCGCCAAATGAACGTGGAAGCGTCATTCAGTTGCGCCGGCCGGAAGTCTACAGCGCCGAGTCCATGCCGGCTGCTGCGGCCGATGTCGTGCCCGAATACGTGAATGTTACTCTCGACCAGTGGTGGGGGAAGACGATCACGCTGAGTGACAAGGAGTTGGCGTTCAGCAAGCAGACCGTCTTTGACGACTACATCCAGCCGATGGCCTACGCCATTGCCAACAAGATCGACCAGACCTTAGCGCTGCTCTACAAGGACGTGCCGTGGACGGTGGTAAACTCTTCGCCGTGCGCCGTGGCCGACCTTACTGCCGCACAGCGTGTACTGTTCGCAACGGGCGTGCCTGAAGATGGCAACCGACACCTGATGCTGTCTGGTGTGCAGCGCGAGGAGTTGTTGAACCTCGCGGCCTTCAGCCAGTTCCAGGGCGCAGGCGCGGCCGGTGTTGATACGCAGTTCAACGGTTCGTTGGGCACCAAGTACACCTTCGAGACGTTCGCCAACCAGAACGTGCAGGCTCACACCGCAGGTACGGCGACGGACCTCGCTGGCACCATGAGCGGCACGAACGCCAAGGGCGCGACCAGTATCAACATCGCCGCCTACGAGGCCAGTGGCACCATCAAAGCTGGTGACACGCTGGTCATTGCTGGCAACACGCAGCAGTACGCCTGCACTACCGCAACCGCTACCGCTTCCGGTGGTGCGATCACGGTGGGCATCAGCCCCCCGCTGGCAGCCGCCGCCTCCAGCAACGAGGTGGTGACCGTGACCCTGGTGGGCGGCTCGGCATCGACCACCAGCGAGCAGGGTTTGGCGTTCCACAAAAACGCCTTTGCGTTGGCTTTCGGGGTGCTGCCTGACAATATCCCTGGCATCGAGGTGTTCACGGCTACGGATCCGGTCACGCGCCTTTCTATCAGGGCGCGATATTTCGCGGTGGGTCTGACAGCACAGCAATACCTGAGCGTGGATGCACTCTGGGGCGTGAAGACTCTCAACCCGAACATGGCGTGCCGACTGGTCAACTAGTGCCGGTCGTCCCGAACGGATCGGGGATGACATCATGCTGAAAACTCTCATCATCGCCCTAGGGCTGGCGGTCCTTACAATCCCAGCCCTGGGCGAAACACCAAAGCCGCCGTGCGACTGCCAGACATTCTGCGTCACTCCACTCACGGCCGGCGCGTGCGGCCGGTGTGCGCCGACTACGGAACGGGAGTGCCGGGGCAAGCCTCGTCCGGTGGCGAAGCCTCCAGGCGTCAAGAAGGTGCTTCGATGAAGCGGGCACTCGGCATTCTGGGCTTTGCTGTTGTGATCCTCATTGCTGGAGCTGGTGCGGCTCGCGCGGACAGCGCATGCGATTGCACAACGTTCTGCGTCGAGATGCCTG